TATACTGCTATGAGATTAAGTCTATAGGTCAAGACCACTATTCTCTACCACAATATACTAGCTGTCTTAACTTTGCTTTCTTGTCAGGTGAGCTAAGCTACTTTGCTAAGTCTAATATCCAAAACTCTATTTTTCCATCTTTTGCTATGATGTTTCCTAAGAGACCACAGTCTGAGGAGGAGAAGCATATGATTAAAGAAACTATAGATCGTATGAAAGGGGCTGCTAATGCAGGTAAAGCTGTAGCGTTCTTTGCTAATAGCCAGGATCAGTTACCTAAGATAGAAGCCATGCCAACTAATGGCAATGATAAACTATTTCAGGAGGCATCACAGCTTAACACTGAGCAGATTTGCTTTGCCCACACAATAGATCCTATCTTAATGGGTGTACGTACTACAGGTAGCTTAGGTGGTGGTGCAGATATTAAGCAGGCATACGTGATCTTTGAGAAGAATGTAGTAATGGAGCTTAGAAGCTGTGTTCAGCATATCTTTAATGAGCTACTAACCATCTCTAAGATACCTGCGGAGTTTACTATAAATAACTTCCAGGTAATTAATGAGAATATCGTAGAGCTAGAAGGTGATACATCTAAGACTAATGATGCACTAAACTCACTTAGTCCTTTAGTAGCTACAAAGGTATTGGAGACAATGACAATTAATGAGGTGAGAGCCTTAGCATCCCTTCCTCCTATTGATGGTGGTGATGTAACACAAAGTGCAGCAGCTGCTGCTGTAGTAGCAACCCCTATAACACCTATTGTATAATGCTATACTTCATAACTGAAACTTATCTAAAAGTTAATACACCTATTACGGCCAATGTAGACGTAACAGATGTAACACCATACATAGCTACTCAGGCAGCACTAAGAGTACAGCCTATTTTAGGCACTACTTTCTATAACTATATGCTAACTCAGTATAATGCTCAGACACTTAACCCTAATGAGGTAGATCTAGTTGAGTTTATACAGCCAGTAATTGCATGGAGATCTGCAGAGGATGCAGTCTTTGGTTTGACTTACCAACTTAAAAATAAAGGTTTGCAAACACAATCAGGAGATTACTCTGCTAGTGTATCACGTTCAGAGGTAGCCTTTGGCATGGAGCATTATGCACAAAAAGCATCCTTCTTTGAGCAGAGACTAATCAGATGGCTTCTGGTAAACAGGGCACTATTCCCTCAGTTCATATCTACCACTAATATGGATACTGATTTACGGCCTATGTTTAATAACTGCAGTTGCATTAACCAATATCAAACAACTTGCTTAGGCACTTGTGGTACGTTCAGAGAAAATGGATATAATAACTCTATCTTAATACTCTAATGAAGCTGCAATTATCTATCTTACTATCCTCTATTCAAAAATCATCCCTTCAATTATTAGCAGTGGTATCTACTTTCTTTTTACCTATTACAGGGATCTTATTTTTAATTGGTTTTGCTATTGTGGTGGATACTATTACAGGTATATGGAAGTCAAAAAAACTAAATATCCCTATTACATCTAGGAAGCTCTCAGCTATCATATCTAAATTAATGCTATATGAAGTGGCTGTTATCTTATTCTATCTTATAGACAGGTTTATTCTTAATGATATTATTTTAACATTCTTTAGTGTACCTTTAATGCTTACTAAGATACTTTCACTTGTATTAGTGTCTATCGAGGTGATGAGCATATCAGAAAATTACAAGGCAGTAAAAGGTATTGATTTGTGGCAGGCTATGAAGCTATTATTCGCAAGGGCTAGAGATATTAAGCAAGACATAGATACAATAAAATGATAAGAAAACTATTTAACTATTTGAACTTCCTACAGCAGGAGAAAATTAAAGCCATGATTTATAGATCATGAAATATGCAGCTTACATATTAGCAGTGTTCAGTATCTTAATGATATTTGAGCACTTCCTACTAAAAAAAGAAATTAAATTTTTAAAAGATGAATTATACAAGAGAACAGATCCAGACAGCAGTACAGAATAAGGGCTATGTTTGGTTTAACAGTGATAAAGACTATGATGTAAACATCGTAGGAGTAAGAAACTTAAAGCCAGGTAAGAAGGTTACCAATGAATTTGATGATGTGATCACAGTATCCTATAAACTAATGGGAGTATGGCAGTATCATGAGTGGAAAATCACCACAGATCCCGGTAAGAAACCTACTGAAATATTAAGACAGTCTAAAGGAGTGGCGAGATTAAAGCCAGGGCAGTATAGAGGTGTGTATAGTGTCTCTTTGCACAATGGTAAGTATGAAGCTCTATGCCAAAGGTTAGGCAATGTTACTGTATACAGAGATAACAATAAGGATACTACTTATGATGAGAAGGTAACTGAGACAGGGTACTTTGGTATCAATATTCACAGATCATCCATCTATAGAGATCCTACTTATGTGGATTATTTCTCAGAAGGATGCCAGGTGTTTAGATATAATGCAAACTTTGTAGAATTTATGAAGATAATTAACAAATCTAAGGCCGCTTTTGGCAATAAGTTTACATATACTTTAATTGAGCTATGAGGCTCTTACTACCCTTTATAGTACTAACCCTACTATATGGCTGTTCAAGTGCTAAGAAAGCACAATACCACTATAAAAAGGCACTTAAGCATGGACTACAGATAGTACAGGATAGTGATACTATTAGAATCATCTCAGTAGATAGCTTTGCAGTGATACGAAATGATACGATTAGATACGAAAAGATAATAACCACAAAAGATACTATCATTAATTTTAAGAATGTTTACATTCCTAAGACTAAATGGCAAACAAGAATTGAATATAGGTACAAAACTAAAATACTAAAGCAGGATGTACTGAAATACAAGTATATCTATAGAGAAGCTAAAGAGCAGCGTAAAGCTGTGCAGATAACTAAATCCAAAACTAATTGGATGCTGTTACTATGGGGCTTTCTTGCAGGAGTACTCCTGTCATTCGTCACTAGACTATTACTAAAACTTTATTTATGATCAAACATTCTAAGAATGTGCATGAGCTTATCATTGATAATCTTTATGCACGTATTGCTATGCTATCTGATCTACACTGGGATAATCCACACTGTGATAGAGATATGCTAAAAAGACACCTAGACTATTGCTTAGAAGAGGATATACCTGTAATGATAAATGGTGATATGTTTTGCTTAATGCAAGGTAGAGGAGATAACAGACGTAACAAGTCAGACATTAGACCTGAGCACAATAACGCTAAGTACTTAGATAGTATAGTAGAGACAGCTGTAGATTGGTTCCTGCCCTATGCTCACATCATTAAGCTAGTAGGTTATGGCAACCACGAAACTGCTATAATCAAATGGCAAGAAACTGATATACTTCAAAGATTTGTGGACCTTCTAAACTATAAAGCAGGATCTAATATACAAACAGGTGGTTATGGTGGATGGTTAATCATTAAGCAAGCTTCAGGATGGGGTTCTAAATACTCAACTAAATGCAAATATTTTCATGGATCAGGGGGCGGAGGATCGGTTACAAAGGGCAGTATCAATTTAACCAGGGCTTTAGAAATTTATGAGAACTTTGATGTGTTTACGATGGGCCACATACATGAGAACAGCAGTAGAAATGATGTGAGAGATACTATAGATCACCATAGTGTAGGAGGTTATGTACTTAAGCAAAAGCAGTTACACCTAATGCTAACAGGCACCTATAAGGAAGAGTACGGAGATGGTTCACAGGGGTGGCACGTTGAACGTGGAGCTCCCATTAAGCCATTAGGTGGTAGGATACTTACTATAAAATTAGTGAGGGGTACTACAGGTGATAGATTAGTGACAAAATATATTGATAGTCACAAATTTAATTTGTAAGTTTGCATCAGGTTTCGTATTAGAGACCAGGCCCCTCTGTATCTTTGGTTAGTTTGGCAGGGGGGCTATTTTTTTGCCAAAATTTGTGACAGAAATGTCAAGTAACAGGTGTAAGAAACTTGACTTTTTATACATGAGGACTTAGTCAGGTGTAAACAATGCCCTTACTCCTTATTTAGAATCATTATTGATAACGCTAAAGTTGTAAACAATTCATTGTAAGTGCGTATATTTGCACATAACCAATTTAAACTAACCAAATGAAC